CAAATGCCGCCTTGACTGCATCTATGTTCTCTTTCAAGAATATTGCCACTGCGGCAACACCTTGAATTGCGTTTGCCAATCCAACACCAATTGTTTCTGCAAATTCTTCTATCACTTCTGAATTGTCTGCAAAGAACTGATCTAGATCACCTAATTGTAATTTAAGTTCATCAAAAAATTCTTCTGCTACTTTTTTTTGGAAATTGAATAGTTTGTCTCCCAACATTGAAATTGTACCTTCCAATGTGTTTGCAAATTCATCTGTGGCATTACCAAATCTGCCACCTCTGCCAAATACTTCTTCAAATTTCTTGACAGTTTCTTCAATGGATACCTTGGCACCCTCTTCAAAACCAAGCATTGACCTAACACCTTTTTCACGGAATATATCTGCTGATGCTATACCACCAGAAAATGCTCTCTGTATCTGTTCACCAGTTGTACGGAAGTCCAGTCCCGTAACCGCCGCAACATTACCAGTAATTTCTAATAGTTTGTTTAGGTGATCCGCATCTTTTGACACAACCGCCAAATTTCCTGATGCTTGTTCTATCTCTGCCAGTGAGAAAGGTACTTTGGATGCAAATTTAGATAGTATGTCAAATGCTTTGGCACCTTCTTCCGCAGAACCAAAAAGGAACTTGAATCTTAGGCCCAGTTTCTCAACTGATGAACCAACATCCACAAAACTCTTGACCAGTTTACCAACCCCAATCGCCGCAATGGCAGTACCCACTGTTCTGATGGTGTTCTTGAATGAATTTAGATTGTTCTGTGCTGTTTTGGTATCAACATCTACTCTGTACCTTAAATCTGCCATTCTCTACTTCCTTTTCAATATAATCTTGACCAATGCTTCAATGAATTTGCCAGTAGGTTTTGACATACCCCTTGGTGCCTTCTTAGATGATCCTTGATCCAATATTTTTGCATAAGGATAATCCGCATTGATTGTCTTGTTATTTACTAATTTTGTCCTACGCCTTGCTGTTCCGCTTCTTTTTGGCGTCTTTTTCTTAAAGAAATCCAATGCCGCTTTTGGCACCAACTCCAATCGTGAATTGATACGATTGATGCTGGGTGTGATCCTATCATGCACCTTTTTTACTGTCATTGTTGCCCTCCTTTGTTCTGTCCCATATATCCTTCAGTTTGTCCAAAGGTATGTTGGGCACAGGTCGTGTCTTGCCTGACGCTTTCGCTGAGGCAGACTCTGATTGGTAATGTTCCCAAGCAGTTGCCGTGTTCACGATGTGTATGTCTAATGTATCACCTTCCTTAAGCAATCTGCTAGGCAACACACCGTATCTTCTTGCTGTCGTATCCAACAGCAATGTCATGCGTAGATGTTCACTCTTGGGAGTGAGATCTACTTCTGTGACTTCCCCAAACCTGACACCACCGCGGTTATGCTTTTCATCAGCACATGATTTGGCAGACTGACGCCTTGTTCCATAACAGGTTTGCCGTCCTTGTCCAATATCAATGAACTCATCGCATCAACCACAGAACTGTAATTGTCCTTGTCTATGGATGCCAGTTTCATGAAATCATTTATGGGTGTTCTGTCCCATGTGTAGAATACTACTGGTTCCCCAAATTCTTCCACAGTTTCTTTGTCTTCCAAACTGACTTCTACCAGTTTAGGTTTCTTTGCTAGACTCTTTAGATCCATCTGTCTCTCCTTGTCTATCTCTTATTACATTGATCAACATCAAACAGAATTTCATCCTGCTGGTTGCCTTGTCTAGATCTGCACGAGCACATTTAATCTCGTTGATAGTCTTCGCAGATTCCGCCAAGAGTGATTGCAATAATTGATTTGTGTTTTTTGTGTTTATTATGTTCATCTATCAATCTGTTTTGTCACCTAGGGGCATTTGTGACGCCCCTAGATTCAATTTGTTATTATTCTGCCGCTACTGTGTAGTCGCCATCCACTGTGATAGTGATTGGTGAGACCCATACAGGTGCGTCTGCTGATACAGAAGGTGCCAGTCCAGTTATGAAACCTGTGCCTGTTACCCTCTTACCTGCTGTCCCAGTGTCCGTGTCACCAAAATAAAGATTGAACTCAACCTTCGTTTTGTTTTTAGACAGACCAAAGATTCCTTGTGATGCCGCTGTTGCGGAATTGTTACCATCTCCAAAGAACGAAGTCTGATCCAAGACAATGTTGCCTGATATAGAGTTTGTGGCTGTTGTCGCTATGTTTCTTTTGGAACCGTTATCTAACTGTTGCCAAGTAAAAACATCATTCGCGTTGTTCACAGTCACATCCTGTAATGCAGGAACAAGTAGACCTGAAGAATCTGCAGAACTGCTAGTGTGATGGACTTTGAGTGTTGACTCTGATCCTGTCACGCCAGGTGCTGGATATATGTATGTCATGTTTTTCTCCTTATTATGTTATAGTTGTAAGTCTGATTGTAATCTGTGTCACAATGAGATCTCCTTGATATGTTTGACTCACATCACATTCTCTCCTGTGTATGTTGGAGATGGTTGTGAGGTTTTTGGCATTTTTCAAGGATGTTATCACTGTGTTAAAATTACTGGGCAGACTTTTAGCATCTGTTGAAAAGTATAAATCTACAGAAGATACCTTGCCATTTATGTTGACACCGTCCATTGTGAGTAAGATTGGATCTTCCACATAGGTTGGTTGGTCCACATAAATTTTCTTCGCATTGGTTAGATACAACAGAGTTCCTGATGCCGTGTAGGGCAAATTAGTTGCTTTGCTGTATGTGCCTAAACTCAATGTGTCAATGTAGTCCAGTATCTCTTGTCTCATCTATCTTATCCTCTTCAGTTGGTACTTGCCTGGTGTTTTTTCTGATGATTCCACTGTTGCGTCACCATCAAAATCATACCAGTCACCTGCTGTGATCAATTCTGAGAATAATTTCTCTGCCTTGTTCACATAATACCCCATCTTCTGTCTTTCAGCATTGTCTTCGTTGCCAAAATCCGCAATTGAAGGCAAAATAAATTCACCCATTGCCAGAAACACACAGAGGTCAGTGAAATCGTCCGTACGACCCAAAATCTTGCTTGGATCAACCACGGGGATGTCCGCCACTGTGTTGATTGAGATACCGCTCTGTCTAAGATAATAATCTCTCCACCATGCCGTGGAGCGAATCTGTGTAAGGACTCGCTCTGTGGCACGAATTAGAAATTTTTCAATAGTTGAGTCTGTAAGACCTTCATTGGATTCAAAAAGTCGCTGATCTTTGTCAACAACATCTTGATATTCAGCAAATGATATTATCACTCCGCTTTCTGTTATAAAGGCCATTATTACTCTCCTAGATTATGATGCGTCTTTGATTATAACACCACGACCAGCGTCTACTAAACCAACGCCTGCGTGTAAAGATGCAACCACATCAAAACCAACTGCCGCCGCTCTTCTAGAAATTTCTATGTCTACATTTTTGAACATAGCAATTCTCATAGCGTCTGCGCCAAATACTGCCGCTTTTGCGTTAGTTTGTCCTGTGTTTGTTGCGTCTAGATAAGATGAAACATACATATCTACGCCTGCGATTTTTCCAAAAAATCCGTTTCTCATTGCTGAGTTTTGGAATTCACCACCTGCGAATGCGTTTGAACCAATGTTACCCATTAGCGCCGCATATGCACCTGCTCCTACGATACCTACTAAAGGACCAGTTTCACCTGAACCTCTAATTGTACCAACAGCAGTTTGTATTTCAGCAACATCTAGATCATTAGTACCTGCACTACCCGCAATTTCTTGTCCTGTTAATGAACCAAGAACTGCCATCACATCTTTATCAAATGCTGTTTGGATCGCTTGTCCTAATACTCTACCAGTCTCTTGTGGATCAATTCCACCCATGTCTCTAAGAACATGACGAGCGGCATAGATGTCTGCTTCAACTGTTTTTTTCGTATCTGTTATTGTTAAGTCCGTAAAATCGCCTGCTGGATTGTCTGGATCAGCACTTGTTAATTTTTGTGCAGTCACAGAACCCATAAGAGGGATTTGTGCGGTTGTTGAACCTGCAGGAATTTGTACCTGAGGTATCAATGAACCACCTAAGAAAAGTGAATTTTCAAAAGCGGCGTAGACCGTAGCGGCTTTAGTGTTTACCACTAACGACTCTAGGTCATAGGCTGTATTAAATGCCATGATTGTTTCTCCTTATTGTTAATTTTGCCTATTTAGAAGACCTTTCATTTTGGCTTCTGCATAGACTTGTCTATCTTTAGGATTCGTCATATCCAGTTTGGAGATATCAAATGCTTCTGCTTTGCCTGTTCCTTTGATGTTACTCTTGGAACCGCTGGTAGAAACACCTGCCTTTTTGAAATGTGGGTTTGAATTTAAGAATTCTTTCACAAACTCATCCACAGACAAAAGGTTGCCTTTGTCATCATATCGTACATTGCCGCTGTCGTCCATTATTTCAACTTCATCGCCAGACTGTGACAGTCTCACTTTGTTGTTCAATAATTGTCTAACCTGTGCAGGATTGACTGAATCATATCTTGCCGCCGCGTCAATTAAAGGTGTTTGCACCTTGTACTCTTTGATGACTGAATCCCTCTTCTGGATTTCCGCATCCTTCTTTTGTGCCATCTCCCTAAGAGTTGTTTCAAACTCTCCACGCTTGATCTGTTGTTCTTGTTGACGCTTTTCAGCATCTTCAACTAAACTTTTCAATTGTGTTGGGTCACCCAATTCTTCATAAGGTCTGAGCACTTTACGAGTGACAGATGTTTTCAATCTTGCCATCATATCGTCCACTTCCTTCTGTGAATAGGTTTTTTCAGCACTTGCCTGATTTTCTGGAGTTTGTGACTCTTGGGCATCAGTTGCCTCTTGTGTTGTTGCCAATGTTTTTTCTGTATTGTCCATTGTTGACATCGCCTCCTTTTAACGAGTTAATATTATAATCAGTGTTTTAGACACCAATTTGTTGTATTTATGACTGTGCGAAAAGACTAATGCTTATGTGGGTCTTTTTGTTTGTTTCTGGCCCTTGCCTGTGTTAGAGTGTGTAGATCCTGTTGTATCAGTGTGGGCACTGGTGTTGAATTGTGTTGATACACAGGATGACTGTACAACCATTCCTCGTGTGTGCGTGTCTCATTCAGTCTTGCGGCAATGTTGATTAATCTTTTGGCAGAGGCGTGTTTGTGTATCCACATTCGTGCCACACTATCCCCCAATGGTGTGACCTGGTGTTCACCGCGCCACTCAGCAACATCTATGCGTTGTGCCTGCCAATATGCCTTGCTCCAGGGACACACTGACACGATGCTGGCAAAGTATTCAGTCCAATTAGCGTCTTGGTCTTGGTTTTGGTTTGCCACGACCTTTTTTGTTTTTGTTTTTCTTTTTCATTGTTTTACCTATGTTGTGATATTCTTCCAAGTCTTTCTTAGACATCATTATGGATGTATGTAACCTTGACTTTGTAATGCAAGGTGTTCTTGTTCTGTGTTAGCAACCACTTCTTCGCCTGTGTCTGGATTTTTCATGATGTGTGGTACGAAAGCATTTGACATCAATTGTTCAATTTCTTCTTTTTCATATCCCATCCATTCATATATTGCTTTGTCTATCTCTTTTATTAGATTCGCATCAGTGGCAGTTTCTTTTGCTGTCTTCAATTGTGCAATCTCTCTGTCCTTGTCTCTGATGTTGAATGAATTTGGATACTGGACATAACCTGTGTAGTCTGTGCCTATGTATTTGCTAAACAATTTCCACATCTGTTCTTCTGCCAATTGTAAACCTTGACCTTTTTGTGCCAGTCTGGAATTCAACAATGAAAATTCAACTTCCATTGCCACCCCACTCATGGTTTTTGCTTCTGTGGCTCTCACTGCTCCTGTGTTCGCCATTTTGTCAATGCTGTCTATGGCATGGGTGATTGATTTGTATATTGAATCTATTGGCGCACTTGAAAATTCTAATGCGTAAGGTTTTAATCCTGGTTCTAAATTGTCTGGCATCTGTATCACAGATCCTGGACCTGCTGTGAGTCCTGCTATGTCCTGTGTGGCAACCACGGAAGGGTGTGTGCCCATCTTGATTGCTTCAACTGCCTCAGAAGTCATGTTGTAGATATGCTTCTGCATAAGTGAAATATCCTGTATGTCAGAAATTCCAATTCCTCTCACATCTGATTTTTGATTGTACACACAGATTGCAGGAATTTCTCCCAACTGGTTTATTTCTTCTTCTCGTTTGATCAAACCTTTTTCCTTCACATTCACTGTGCTGGTTGTGATGGTGTCAGGTGTCCATTCTTTGATCACCTGTATGTCACCGTTGAAATCTTCTATGTATTTGAAATATGTCAGTGTGTATTTGCCAATTGCGTTTCTTGTGTATTGCCAATCTGTCACTGCAAGTGGTGTCAACATATTTAGGTAAGGTCTGACACCTGCTGATAATTCTTCTGCCTGTGTTTGTAATCCTAGATTTGGTTTTGTGAGGATCAACCAAACAGCACCAAACACAGAACTAAAAGTTGAGCAATTACGCATCATCTCGTTCAAACTTTGTCCGTCTTGGTCCGCATCTTGTAAAAATTCTTCTACCACAGGATTGCCACTCATTGTGCCTAGATCTCTAAATGGTGGATATCTGAATAGGAAACCGTTGTACACAGAGATACAACTTCTGCAATGGTTCTCCAATGGTGTGTGATTTAATCTTTTTGAATATTCTGTTGCATTCTCCAATTGGTATTTCTGTAAATGACCTGCCAGTGTGTAGTCCTCTCCACCAATGTATGCCTGGTAAAGTTCGTTCCATCTCTCTCTGTAGGTTGAATATAATTCGTTGCCAGTAAGCAGTGCGTTGACTTGATTTTCAATAAGTTGTGATGTGTCCATCTGTGTTTATCTCCAAAACGGTTTTTGTTCTTTTGTTGTTATTCCCCATCTCTGCGGCACATAAGGTACCTGTGTGCGTTTCAGAGGAAATAGGAATGATACGCAATAACTCAACGCATCAAAAATATGGTCAAAACCAGAGTCCTTGTCAGGAACCTGTGTGCCTGGTTTATAACAATACTTCTCCAAACTTTCTATAGTGTATTTACACCTTTTGCTGACAAAGAGGTGATTTCTACCATCTGCTGATGATAATTTGGCGTTGAGTGCATTGATTCTGTCCCTCACAGCATCATGTTTCCTTGGTGCCAATATTTTGAAACCTGCATTGTGCAATATGGTATGGTCAGTCTGACCTCTTGACTTGGTTGAACCTGCCGCACCTGCTGGGTCAGGATAACAAAGTATTCTGCTTCTTGGATATCTATTTTTTATTTCCTCTGCCATTTCATTTGTGTTGCTTGAATACATCACAATCTCATCTATCACATATAAATCATCTTTGTCTCTCACCATGATTGCCGCTGTTGAAGGTGAAATGTTGAAATCTAAACCTATGTGTAATTCTCTTGTGTTCAGACTGTCTTTTTCTCGTATGTGTGTGTCTCTGTCCCAAGCATATGCAATCTGTGATCCTAAATTTTCAAATGTTGCATTGAACTCTTGATTGAACTGGCTTTCTGACAGTTCTGTCTTGGCTTGTTCAATTTCTTCCGTGGTAACAAATCCACCTTGCTGTGTGGTAAACTGAAATGATTTCCAATTTACAGGATCCTCTTTTTCTTTCTGGAACACATCAAAGAACCAATTTGATTTGCCTGCTGGTGTTGATATGATCATACAACCGCCTTGTGAATCTGCCAATGCAGGACGAATAATTGTGTAAAAGGCATCTGCATTCACATAAGCGGCTTCGTCTATAACACAATAGGTTAATTTTACTCCACGCAAATTATTAAAAGTTTCAGAACCTTTAAGACTAATCTGTGATCCATTTTTCAATGTGACCATCAGTTCTGCTTCATTAATTTTGTCAACCCAATTCAAATCCAGCAGTGTTTCTTTCAATTGTTTGAATGCTATCATCTTTGCCGCTCTGTATGAGGAAGTCACATACCAAATATTCTGTTTGGGCAGTCTTGCTTGATAACACATTTCTCTTATCGCGAGAGTGGTTTTACCGCCTCTCCTGCCTGCACTAATTACGGTGAACCGTTTTTTTTTGGTAACAATTTCTGACTGTACTTTGGATAATTGCATTAGTCGTCTCTTAATGCTATCTTGATTTTCAAATCGTTCAACTCTCTTATGACTTGATTGAATTTTTTCTGCACTTCAACAAATGCTTGATTGGTTTGTATCTGTAAATCTGCGATGCTCTCCTGTTGTTTCACAAGATTGTTCAACAATCTACCCTGTCTCAACAATTCTGTCTGGCATTTATTCAGTTGATCAAATGGATCAAACATTGGATCTAGCATGACTTCTCCTTTTGAATTATTTATTGACTATTTCAATTTGTTCTTGAGATATGACGCATATGCTAACAAAATGATAAAAAGGCAGTAAAAAAAGAATCCAGTCATAAGTGTGGGGAGTGAAGAGGATATGCGTTGGGAAGACGGTGTGTCTTGACGCAGAAAAACACTCCCCACTCTATTTAAGTCGCACAGGAACCTTTGAATGTTAAAACGATAATAATTGATTGTTGTTAAAGGTTCCGTTGTGTTATATTCATAATAACATCATTGAGGAACAATGTCAATCTTTAATCAGGTTTGCAGGAGATTATATATTTTGGAGAGTGTTTCGCTTCAAATATTCTTTTCAATGTGGCATCCTGTTGCTGTCTCATGTACAATTTGATCTGTTGCTTCTCCTGTTCATGGTGACAGTTGTTCCAGATCTCTCTCATTGTGACAATGCCTCTGAAACCCCAATGACTCATCTTCTTGCCTTTATGTTCTGGCACTCTGTTGCGATGGAAGAAATCCAATGGATTCTGATCGTCCAATAGGTCTGGATATGTCGTCAACAATATGGTTTGCAATTCAATCAACACCTCCCCATGGCCCTTGTTGAGCATTTCTGGATTGTCATGTTTTAATTTGTTTGCCAGTGCCACAAGATTGCTCCAGTCTTCTCTTGAACGACTGTGCATACACTTCTCAAACACATCTTTATCGTTGTGTGGCACTGACCCATTGTTCGCACTTGCTTTTTGATTGACCACTTCTGCCAACTCTTGCCAGAAGTCTATAGTTTTTGATATCATTGTTTGCGTACACATATCTATATTATACACTAATCCACCCTCACTTGTAAAGTGGCAGTCTTACCAATATGTGCCTCGCTTTGGTGTGTTTGGTCCTGTTGGTGTGACTCATTCCACGGCAGTATTTGGTTTGATTCTGTGTTGATGGGTTGATCTGCCATGCCCAATAAGTTTTTGG